ATCTATAAAGAAAGCCCAGATCACATTTTTGAGAGCTTAGAAGACCACACTCTTGATTTTATCCCTTCTATACCTCTTCACAAAGAATTTGGATTTAATAATGAAGGTTATTGGTATGAAGTTCCGTTAGGTTTGTTCATAAGAAAAGAATTATGCCCTCTATCTTGGAAACCTACATAAATTAAACTGTAAAATTAAATAGGAGAAACCATGAAAGCATTAAAAGGGAACCTAGCAAAAATAATACTATCTGATGAAAAGGGTAAAATTGCTATGAAAGAGTTTATTGCAAGCAGAGAATCTTCTGCAATAATAACTTTATCAAATAGTAAATCTTATCGAGTTTTTAATAAATAAATAGGAGAATATTATGAGGAAACAAACTATTCATACGGTTAACGGCAGTAAGATAAAATTATGGCACCCAAATAAAAACTCAGAAGGATACTCTATATCGTTTGCAAGTGGGGGTTGGATGTGTGGATTGTATGCAACCGTAGAAGCAGCGCTACTTGGTGCAAGCTATGATCTGGAGTGTAGTGAAGATTTTTATGAAATGCAGGAGAGGGTCAATTCTGTTTATAAAGAGAACAGATTAATAATTATTGAAGATATCATGAACCTTCCTTAAAATAACCCTTGACACAACACAAAACCTTCCGTAGAATCACCTCTATTGAAGGTTTTCTCGTTTCTGGGGAAGCTAATTATGAGGAGAAATATTATGAATAAAGATATGAACGGTCACCCATTATCAGAATACCAAGTGGTAATGTTAAATGCCGTAATGGTTGTGTATTTATCAACTGGGAGCCAGAACGGTTGAAACGTGTTAATTATACAGAGGACTTATTATGAAACTTATTAGACTATTCCAACAAGATGATTGTGCTCCAGATTCTTTGGAACATTTTGAAAGTAAACTTTATGAAGAAGTCGGTGTTTCTTTGAAAGGTTTTAAAGATCAAGGGGAATTTACTTGTGGACTTAACTTTATGGATTGGGTACTTGATGGTTATGTGTTGTCTGTTTCAGCAGAAGATCCTTTCTACCTTTTACAAAAGGAACATATAACATGAAACAAGATTCAATTATCAAAAATAAACCCCTTTTAACGCAATCTCGATTGTTTTTAGAAGTATCAGGTGTCATCGGAAAGGTGGCTGCTTTAGAAGAGCTTACACTTGCTTACAGAGAGTATAAGTATTGGAAGGATAAAGAAGATTTTGACTGGAGTGTAACACTTCTAGACTCTTTCATTTGGGAGGGAACACCTCAAGGTTTTGAATACTGGGATAAGATTCGTACTGAGATAGTTAGAAGGGCACCTTTCTAATGGACGATTACATTTACAAGGATAACGGAGTTTTCACCCGAACAGTGGAATCCATTCACAGAACACGTTTGGAAAAAGACGAATGTGCCTTGAAGGATTACATTTTCGAAAATTACAAACTTTCAGAAGAAGATATTATACTTTTCTTCCAAAGGTTTAATAATGTGAGGTTGAAGTTTTTGTAAAAATTTGAATTCCCTTGTGGAAATACACAGTACGTAGATAAACTTAAAGGTGCAGTGGTTATTGTGTGCCAAGGGGATTACGTTTATGAATATTGGAGGGAGGAAGGATGACGTTCCACGAACATATAAAACTTAGGGGTGGTGGATTCTGCAAACAAAGGGTAAACTGTTTTGTAGATAGTGAAAATCAAATAATCACCTTTCCTTTGTGGACAACCAACGGTAAACTAGTAGGTTATCAGAGGTATGATTGGAGAGCTGATAAATTAAGGAGTAACTCTACCAAAGGTAAATATTACACTTACCGTGATAAGAATATACTTTCCTGTTGGGGTGTTGATTGTAACGATTTAACTTCAACAGAAGATTTATTTGTTGTGGAAGGGGTTTGGGATGCGATAAGTGTTATTAATACAGGTAGACGATGTGTAGCAGTGTTATCTAATAACCCACAAAACCTCAAAGTTTGGTTCAGAACACTACCTTGTAAAACTATTGCATTGTGCGATGGAGATAAAGCAGGTAAAATGTTATCTAAAGTTTGTGATAAATCTATAATTCTACCAGAAGGTGTAGATTGTAATGATATGACGTTGACAGTATTAGATAATTATTTAAAGGAGAATTTATGAAACCAGTACAAGTGTTCAGCATAAATAAAGATGATGCTCAAGTATATCCAATGGTTACTGATATCGAATATGCGGATATGAGTTTCCTAGGAAGAGAGCCTTACGTTTTACAACACGGAGATAAAGTCTTTTTAGAAGATTATATCAATTATACGAGGACTCCTGTTATCGAATTTCATGATTGTGGAAGTGATATTTCATCCTATGTAAACTTTACTCCTGATTTGGATAAGTTTGTAAATGTTCTTTTGGAACAGAAAGCAACTTCCGTAGAATTTGAAATTTCCTCTCACTATCAGAAGAGACTTTCTGAATTAAGTAAACAACTTAACAAAGTTATTTTTGAAAAGGAAACACTTGTTGAGAAGGATTATCAACGTAGACAAAGTGATATTAAACAAATGAATAATGATGTTAAACTAGTGGGATGGTTGTTGGCAGGTGTTATTACCTTAGCAGGAGTGTTATTTTTATGAAAGTGAGAGATGATATTATTAAAGAGGAGAAAACATGATAGAAGTATTTGATTTTGAGGCAACAGGATTAGGTGATCCGAAAGCAACTCAAATTGGTAAATGTCGATTGGATAAGAAATACCAACTTATCAAAAGTACATGTAAAAGTAGTTACATCAATCCAGAAAAGGATATCACATGGGGTGCAATGGGAATCACAGGTATCACAAATGAAATGGTGGCAAATAAACCTACTATTGATAAAGTGTTACCTAAGTTTAAAATCCACCCTTCAACAAAATATGTAGTTTGCCACAATATGTCATTTGATGAAAAGTTCTTTCCAGAAGGGTTTATTCCTGATGATGTGAAATTGTTATGCACTTTGAAACTAGCGAGGAAACTTATACCCAAAGGTGAATCTGGTGATCATAAAAACACCACTTTATTTTATTATCTGAGTTGCCACAAAGACCCTTTTGGCAAGGAGTTTATTGAGAAGGCGCACGATTCTTTGTCAGATGTTTTGATGACAGCTAACGTATTGGTTGCCATGTTGGAAAAGTATAATCTCACTATTGACGAAGCGTATACACTTATTGCACCAAAGGTTAATAATATTGAAGTGTGTGATTTCAACAAGTATAAAGACCAAGGTAAGAAGTGGGTTGATTTGGTGCAGGAGGATCTTTCTTATGTACAATGGTTACTTGCCAATGTGAAATGGAATGATGAAAAGGAGCAAGCATTTGTTGAAAGCTTGATTAATTAAATATAGTTTAACTAAGGATAGTTGACAACATTTCAAATTAGTGTATACTTAATCGTATAAGGTGAATTGTGCAGCAGGATTTGACTTTGCACCTAAATTCATCACAATGTAACTAACATCGGTTACTTCTGTAAAAGGGAGTGGATTTGGTTACATGGAGAATACCTTAGGAACCGTTGTCTTTATTGGCATCAGGTGTCTTTATGCAAGAGTTAACCCGACTTGCACAAGTTTCGCTGCTTGGATAGGGTTATTTTCGGGACATTAGCTCAATTGGACAGAGCAAGGTGTTTCTACCGCCTAGGTTGCAGATTCGAGTTCTGCATGTCCCACCACATTGCGAGATTAGTTTAATTGGTAAAATAGTAGCCTTCCAAGCTTCAGTCATGGGATCGTAACCCATATCTCGCTCCAATTTGACACACACTTAAACAAAGTGTTATAATACTCATACAAACAGAGATACATTAATAAAGATTTCATAATACTATTTTCATAATAGACCTCCTCAAGAGCCTTGTGCTCTTTATTAATATATTTTACAATAATAAGAGCTGTTTTAACAGCCTTCCAAATTCAAGAGGTATTCCATGTGTAGATGTGTAAGCTGCAACAAAGAATTACCACGCACCAGACAATTCAAGAAAATAGTAGTCCCACATAAAACTAATCCGAATAAAGTCACTAAGATCACATTAGATGGTAGCAATGGTAATTATCCGATCGTAGAAGAAGATATGTGCTCACGTTGTCAATCTTCAACAGGTAGCGATTATTCTGAGTATGAAGGTATTCATGAAAGTGAGTATGATTTGATGGAAGAGATTGCTACTTTGATTGAAGTGAATATTGATAGAAGTGTAGATTACTAAAAGGAAATCCTTATGGCAGATGATAAAACCAACAAAGGTGGTGCTCCTTTATTAGAAGATCAAATGAAGAATGCTCATCAGATAGCTTATGTACGTGTACAAAAACGTATGGCAAAACTTTCTGGTAAGAGTATGGACATTTTAGAAAGACTTGTTTTAGATATTGATGAAAGTACTGATCCTGCTAACATAGGTAAGGCTAATATTGTACAAGTACAGAATCCTAATTTTGATGCATCTAAGAAACCTTCTAAAGATAATCCTATGTTCCTAAATGAATATGTTCCAGCATATAATCCAACTAAGTACAAAGAGAACACACAGTTAACAGTGGTATCTAAAGTGTTGGATAATAATAATGCTTTTGAAAAGGAACAGAAAGCTTTAGCAGAGGCAGAGCGTAAACTTAAACTTGCTCAAGAGAAAGCTAATTCTAACCTTGAGGAAGAAGAAATTGATGAAGAGTTTGCCCCTTATTTAGATATTCAATTTGATAATGATGAACCTTCTTCTGTAAACTGATTACATTTATAAAAATTTCCCTACTATATTAAAATAATAATTCTAAAAACTTTTCATAAAAAGAAGACTTCCAAGTCTCTCCTCGTACCATTCCACATGGTGCATCCCTTTTAAGGGAACCCTCAAGCCCCAGTCGCCTCTCCTCGGCTGGGGCTTTTTCTTGCCTAAAATTTGACATACTTTAATAATAGGAATATAATCCTCACAATTAGATGTCTAAGAGAGCGACAGAGCAATGAACAAACTTAACGAGTATGATTACACCACTTACTGTGAAATAACGTTCCACACGCCTCAATATAACGGTATTCCTCATTATATTTATTCAAGGCAAGGGAATTTATTAGCCGAGATATGTCCTGAAGGTAAGCTTACTATTTACAGAGGGTATAGTTGGAATGTTTGGAGATGTATTGGAGAAGAGGAGATCACTGTTCATGGCGAAAGTGTGATGTATTTGCCAAGTTTAGTGTTAGACGTTTTACGCCAAATGTATAGACATTCTCACGGATTGGACGGTTATGATAAGATCACCATTCACAAATATTATAAACAACTTATGAAAGAGTGTGGACTTTGTAAAGGAAAAACTTTTATAAATTATTCTTTTGTGAGAATAGCTGCTTTTTGGCGTAAGGTGAGTTGCAAGTGGAGGTGTTGACTTTGTTGGGATGGTGTGGTAGTATTGGGTAAATGATGATAGTTTTTAATAATGTTAATTTTATGGGGAGAGGAATATGAAAGAGTTTAAATTTATGAATGGTTGTGAATTAGAAGCAACAAAAGAAGTGTTTCAACTTTTAGAAGGTAATCCGTTTTGCCATACATGGGGTATGTATAGAGAAGGTGATTTGGAAAAGGTTTGTATTTGTTTCAAGGATATTTCAGGAGAAGAGTATTTACTGGAATGGTACAGCAATCAAGAAGACCTTTTTGAAGTTTATTCTGATTTAACAGATATTGATTTGGGTATGGAGTTTTATGATTATAAACTTGTCAAGGATGTAGTAAATTACCTAAACAGTTTACCACACTTTAGAAAGATTTAGTCTTGGAGGAGTAGATATGATCTGGAATAATATCACCTTTCCTGTCAAAGAAGAGTGGAAAGATATCGAAGGTTACGAAGGTATTTATAAAGTTAGTAATTATGGCAGGGTGAAGAGTCTGTCCAGAGATATTCACTACCACAGGAACGGAAAAATGACTTCTATCTTTAAGAAAGGAAGGTTACTTAAACCCAAGACAGACAAGGATGGTTATAAAGAGTTATGTATGACTTCCTCTGAAGGTATTAGGAAATACAAGAGAGTGCACCGTATCGTGGCAGAAGCTTTCTTAGAAGAAACTCACATAGATAACGCTGTGATAGACCACATAGATAATACCAAAGACAATAATATTTGGTACAATCTGCAATGGATGACTTCTACTCAGAATACTATAAAGTATTACGCAGAAGATTACAGTAAAAGTAGAACTTTAAGTTCCTTAACAAAAGAGGAGTTTGCTAGGATAGGTGAACTTTACAATAAAGGTTTACTTTACCCTGAGATTATAGATGAAATGGGTTTGACGGTAGAAAGTCCCTCCACTTTATGGGAAGTTCTATGTGGGAGAAGGTTGTCTAGCGTATCTGGTTTTAAAGAGGGAGATTTTAAAACAAGACCTCACCCTACTACGAAATTAACTGAAGATGATGTAGTACAAATAATTAAAGAAAGAATTATAGATAAACAAAAGTTAAAAGTGTTGTCAGAGAAATGGGGTGTAGCTGAGTCCATGATAAGTAGATTTACTAAAGGTACTCGACAACCTTCCGCTTATATTAAATTCAAAGAAAGGTATAATTATGACAAAGAAAAAGAAGAGTGAACCACTCTTCAAACCCGCCAGTGAGAAGCAAGCTCTTATTCTTAAAAGGGCTTCTGACACACAGGTGACTATTATTGGTGGAGCTTAAAAATCCAGTGGTTCCACATTAAATAACCCTGCTAATTCGATGAAGGCTAAGTGTACTACATAAGCTAATATCGAGCCGAATGATTAAATTCATGGGTGTAGAGATCAATCGTGATGAGTGTAACGATGTAGGGGCCAAGTGGCTTCCAAACGTAGGGCTATGTTATAACATAGAAGATATGATCCGACAACACAGGAAACTGTGGAAAGAGAGTAACGCCTCTAAAACTGATCCTGAAAAATGGCTGGTTCAGGAAAAAGTTATCTATTGCAAATGATCCCTTTAATGTTAATAGATGATCCCAATTCGGAAATGGTAATGTTCCGTAGAACTAATCCCCAGATAAAAGGTGCGGGTGGTATATTTAGCACAGGTTGCGGAATATACAATCAGCTCCCTCCTAATATAAGACCAAAGATTAAAACAGGTGACCTAGAAGTTATATTCCCTACCAAAGACGAGAAAGGTAGGCGTAGTTATAATGGTGCCAAGATAAAATATCAACAAGCAGAAAATGTAGAACAAAGTAAACTAAATGCCCAAGGTTTGCAATGGACTTTTGTTGGTATAGATGAGGGTTAATTGTAGCCCCTTAATGTAGGAATACATTTAGAAAATCCCGTGAATTCAGGGGAAGCCTCTAGTAGGTAATCCTGAGCGAAGCTCGAAAGAGAACGTGCAACGACTATCCTGAAAAGGAGTACACAACAAGCTAATGGTTGTGGAAGCGCGGGACACCTAGAACAGGTGATGATATAGTCTGAACTTCTATGGTGACATAGAGCAGCCATAATAGGCGGAAGATGACTTGCAAACATCTTTGAACACAATTGACACAATTCGAATGGAGTCAGATAGAATATTTCATGTCTCGACTCAGGTCACAATCAAAACATTTCTCCCGTATGGTTATATCTTGTAACCCGTCACCCTCTCATGAGATTAAGAAGATGATCTCATTCTACTTGACAGATGACGGATATCCTGACCCTAAAAAGGACGGTTTAGTTAGGTATTTCATACAAAGAGACGGTGAGTACATATGGGGAGAAACAAGGGAAGAATTAGGAACAAGGTTTGATATTCCTGAAAAAGATTGGGAAAACTTAATTCTATCTTTCAGCTTCGTGAGCGCAAATATTTATGATAATCCTCCGATGATTGAGAGCAACCCAGCTTACCTCGGCTTCTTAGAAGGTTTGAATGAAATTGACAAAGCTCAACTATTACATGGTTGCTGGGCAGAATTTGCATTCGGAAGTAAATACTTTAAACGTGATTGGATAGATCACGTAGATAAAGTACCTACAGATGGTCTCACTGTTAGGGCATACGATTTCGGAGCATCTGAAAGAACCATGTCAAACAAGAACCCCGATCCAACAGTAAGTATAAAAATGCATAAAAGTAAAGATGGCTATTATACTTTAATGGGTGATTACCACGAAGACTTCTATGACAAAGTGGATGATATTCAAGGGGCAATGTATCTCAGTTCTGGGGAAAGGGATAGAGTAATGTTAAAACAGGCTGCATTTGACGGTTCAGAAGTTTACCTTGTTGGTCCGCAAGATCCTGCTGCGGCTGGAAAAGCCCTTTGGAATCAACAAGCTAAGTACTTTGCAGAAGAAGGTTATATTTATAAAAAAGACCCCATGCCTATAACAAAGAATAAACTTACCAAGTTCTTACCTTTTGCAACAAGTGCAGAGAATGGTTTGATACGTATAGTTAAGTCCACTTTTTCAGAGAACACTTATAATCATATAATGAAACAGTTGGAAAACTTTGATGGTGAAAGATCAACCAAAACCAAAAAGGATGACTTTGCAGATGCTATAGCTTCGGCTTACAACTTCCTATCCAAAGAAAGAGTAATCCGCGCCTACAGCCTCCCAGACACCACTTCTCCAACAGCTTACACCTCTTACCGCAAGTCTATCCGATGACGGGAAGTGGGTTCTGTTGCCAAAATAAACCCCTTGTGTTATAATATCCC